AACTTCATATCTTTTGACATGCCACCAACGTAACATATACCGATACTACTTCTATTATAGCCCTTAACGTGAGCACCGACTCTTTGTTCTGGTCTCCCAGCTCTTACTTTCCCATCTAGTTCAACAACCCAATGATATCCTATATCCGACCAGCCATTACCATTAACGTGCCAGTTTCTTATAGTCTCAGTGCTGAAATGCTTACCTTCTGGAGTAGCCGAACAATGTACAACTATTAAATCAATTTCTCTCATTATTGTTTATATTTAATCTTTTTAAATTTGCCATTCATACTATTAAATGCCATCTTACCATCTTTAGGTATTAAAGATATTGCCATACTTATTATTTGTAATACAGCTAATAACTTTTCATATTTACCTTTATGAAATTCAGAACTAAATACATTCTTTATTTCATTACTTACAGATTTTATAGTTTCTACTCTCCATTCTTCAAATACATTTACTGCATATCTTGCATCATCTATTGGAATACCTTTTCTTAAAAAATGATTCTCTGTTCTTAATACATAAGCTTTTACACTATCAGTAACAGCATCTATAATCATATTCTTTAAATGGTCATCATTTCTAGCATCTACAGCTCTTTCTATTACATCTAAAAATGCTATACTTACTGCATTTAATTTAAAATCCATGAAGTCAGAAAACATTCTACCTTTGGTAACATCTAATTCACCATCAGTATAAAATTGTGCTTTACTTGTTTCAGTTCTTACGGTATTGATAGTTCTAAACATATCATGATACCTTAATGTTTTAATTCTTTTGTTTTCTCTGTTATTAAATACATAGCTCTTAAGCATATAGAATTGCTCTTTACTAAATGTTTTTATAGCAGCCCAAAATACAATAGCAACTATTATTATAGCTATTGCAATTAGATTCTCGATAGGTGCGTCTAGCATGCTATCAAGTAATGTTGTAATTTCCATAGTTTCTTATGTTGTTATGGGGAGTTAGTTTATTTCTTTGTTTTTTCTTTTACCTTGTTAAGGTATTCTTTTAGTTTTTCGACATTCTCTGTCTTTGGTTTATATAAGTTGTTCATAAAATAAGAGTAAAAAATACCCCTGTATATTATACAAGGGTATATATTAAACATTTAAAGTACAAAACCTGTATATTGAACATCTCTATCAGGATACATATCGTTATCTTGATTAGAAGTATATTCAGGATATAATGTACTATTGTAATTCATAAAATCTATGAATCTTCTAGTATAAAAATCAGCAGTATCAGTAACTTTAGCAGTCAATAAAGAAACTTCTTCTTGACTTACTTCATTACTATTCTCTGGACTTCTTTTAAATATACCACCGTTAGATACAGTATAAGCAGCAAATGGAATATAATTTGCTTGAGTATACCATATCAACATTGGTTTTATATAATCCATAAGTAGTAACTTATAATCAGCATTAGCAGCATCACTTAATGTATCGTTAACAATAAGTTCTTGAATCTTCTTATATAATTTACCACCTAAATAATTTTGAATAGCAGTATCTTGTGCAACTTCGATAAATTGAATAATTTTATCTCCATCTATATTACCACTTATTATAGACTTACGTTTTAAGTCTTTAACGTTTATAAATAGTGCTTTCATATTATTTTCCTTCTTCTTTAGTAGATTTATCAGCATCAGCAGCTTTTTCACCAGTTTCTTCTTCTCTCTTAATAGAAGTTGAAATGTTTTCTAATTGAGTAAACTCAATCGGCTGAATAGTTACAAAATATAAATCTAGGTTAATTTTATTAAATGCAAGTATTTCTTCAAAACCATCTAATAAACCATCTTGTAATGGCTTAATAATAACGTTATCCATCAATACAGCAGCAGTTCTTAATTCTTCAGCATTGTTACCAAATCCAGTATTATCTTTAATACCTAATAATATTGGTGATACAATTCCATGTCCTAACATAATCTTCTGTGTAGCTTCATCACTCATAAATTGATATTGAGCATGAGCATCAGGTAAATGTATAGGCTGAATATCAGCAGCAGTTTCTTGTGAATCATTAAAAGCTAGTATAAATTTACCAGCATTAGATGAACCTGAAAACTTGTCATATATCTTTCTTTCAATTAACTCTTGTGTTTCAGCGTTAGGTACTCCATTATTAAAGTTCATTAATAAAGTAGGCTGTAATCCTTGCTTAATGTTGTTAATATGATAGTTAGATACTTCTTCTTCTAGTGAACAATATTGTAAACATCCAGTATAATCAACTGGTGAATAATAATAGAATCCACTTCTATATGGTTTGAATATATATAATTCTACCTTTTGACCTTTAGTTCCATTTCTGAAAGTAGGTATTCTTTTAGGAGAATCACTATGTTTTAATTCAGCCCACTTAGGATGATAATAATAAGCAGCTATAGTTCCATTCTTATTACACTTTTCAGCTCTAAGAGTTTCCATTGGATGGTGAACTATCTTAACTATTTTAGTTTTAGACTTATTATATATAAGTTGAACAGCAGCTTGACCTAACATTTTATAATCATGAGCTACTCTTTTTACTTCTCTTTTCTTAAGTAGTAATTTCATCTTAGCATGTTGTTCAGGAAATAATTCCGAATCAGTACATTCTAATCCTCTACCAGCAATCATATCTACAATACCATTAATACATCTACTATTAGTAGGTGAACCAAGATATCTTTCAATAAGACTATCAAAGTAATCGTTATTTTCTCCGTAAGAAATCCATTCCTTACCTACAACTTCTTCCACTTTTGGAGCTTCGTAACCTGATAGGTTTAACATTCTTACATTACTATTCTTATTCATATTATTGTTATTATTTTATTATACTTATATAACGCAAAAAGTGCGTTTTTGTCTTTTACGAACAAATTCCTGTAGCAAATATTCTACCGAATCCATTAACTCTTACCCAATCAATATTTGGTATTGAAACTTTATAATATCCACCAGCTAACTTAGTAGTTAATCCAGTATCACTATATACGTAATCATTTATAGCTGGATAAGTATCTGAACCACCAGAACCATTATTATGATAATAAGTTTGGTTTACAGAATAACTACAAGCTACAACAGATGAATTAGCTCTAGAAGAACCAGTCCATGTAGAGTAAGTAACGTGACTATATCCATAAAATTCAGAGATAGCATGAGGTAATACTTTACCAGCATCAAGACCCATTTGAGCTAATGATACATTAGATAAAGACTCACCTAACTCATCAGCTATATCTTCTAAACTTATTTGTCCACTTGATTGTAAAGCCATATTTTTCTATTTACAGTCACATGTTGAACATCCACATTCTAGTTTTTCTATTCTTGCGTATAGTTCTTTATTTGACTCGATTAATAATCCTATCATTTTTTGATAATCTACAGTTTTAAGTAAATCACCATTCATCATTTCTTTTTCATGTACTAAATCAGGTAACACTTGTTCAACTTCTTGAGCAATTAATCCTATTTCAGATTTACCTTTTCTAGAACCTTTGTTCCACTCATAAGAGACACCTCTAAGAGCTTTTACAGTTTCTTCAGCATTCTCTATCGTTTTTACATTATCTTTCATAGAAGCGTCTGAAACAGTTGTAGAATAACCTATAACATCTGCATCTACATGTAAATCTCCAGCAGTAGTTAATCTCATCTTATTAGAACCAGAAGCACCATCCCAATCATGTTGACCAGTTTGTGATATTTTATATGCTTGTCCTATACCACCAGTTCCACCAAAATAGATTCTAAAGTTATCAGCATCTGTTCTTAATGTATTAGTAGTAGAAGTTCCTATTTCGAACTGCATACCTTTATCATTAACAGTATCTAAGTTACCAAATGTACCATTGAATTTTACGTTACCAGCAAAAGTACCACCACTTGAAGCAGAAACAAAATCACTTGGTATAGAATCATCTACATACTTTTTAGTAGCAGCATCTTTATCACCAGTTGGTGAATTTAGATTAACTATCTTTCCTGACTCAGCTAAATCTATATTAGCTTCAACAGTAACATCAGTATAAAAGAAACTCTCGTCATTAACAGTTAATGTATTAGCTTCAATATCATCTCCACTATTATAATAATTAGCACCATTAGTTAACTGATTATTATTTGTAGGTATTGTAGGTATATCACCAGCAGTAATATAACTAGCACCGTTAGTTAATTGATTGTTATTTGTTGGTATTGTACCAGTAGCATAAGTTGTAGAATCAACAGAACCATCAGCTTTTAAGAACTGTGAACTTGTTCCACCATCTTTAACTATAGAATCAGCAGTTACACTTCCTTCAACAAGTAAATTACCTGTACCATGATTTAAACTCATTGCTTGAGTACCACCTGTTTTCCATTCAGAAGAACCAGCTTCTGTAGTTACAGATTTCCATCCAGTTGTAGAAGTACCTATTTTTAGTGTATTAACACCATTAGTAGTTCCTACATATTGAGTATTACCACTAGATTTAATTTGATTAAAAGTTGTATCATTTAATAATATACGTCCTTCAGATAATGTTACATCAGTTCCGTTATCAGATATAGTAGAATTTTCAACATCATTACCACCAGTAGAAAACTTAGGTAATCTATTATCAGCACCTGAACCACCTACAGTACCAGCACTAGTTGAATACGTATTAGTATCAACAGAACCATCTGCTTTAAGGAATCCAGCACTTGTTCCACCATTCTTTACAAAACCATCAGAAGTTACATTTCCATCTACATCTATTTCTTGTACAAATTTTACAGCCATTCTATTATTTTTTTATTATTATTAAAGAATACTACCCCCTATATTAAAGAGGGTAGATTCTAGTTATTATTATCCCATTTTAAACATGCTAACTTCGTATGCTCCAGTAGCTGGTGCACTTGCAAAGATAACATCTACAGAGTTAGTATTTTTCTCAACTTGAGCAAATACTTCTTCTCCTGTAGAAACTTCAGTAATAGATACTAAACATTTAGCAGTACCAAAGTTATGAGTTGCAGTTAAAGTAGTTGAAGAACCGTCTCCGATTGCTACGTTTACTTTATCAGCAGATATTTGTTGGTCAACTAATTGCTTTGCTCCAGCTGGAGTTACAGCTCTACCAGTATCAGTACCAGCTTTAGCTTCTGTGTTAGTAGCTATTTCAATAATACCTTTAACAGTTGTAGAAGCATTATTTACAGTTGGTATACTTGGCTTATTAGTTAAGTCATTATAAGAACCTGAGAAGTGATTTAAGTCACTAATTTGAGATTAAGTTATAGTTATTGCACCTTCATGAGCAGTTACATCTGCTTGAGTTACTGTGTAATCACTAATGTAATTCTCACCATTTGTTAAGTCAGAGTTACTAGTTGGAATAGAAGCACTAGTTACATATGCATTACTATCTACAGTACCATCAGCTTTCAAGAATTGACTTGAAGTACCACCAGTTTTAACAAAGCTAGTAGATTCAATTAAACCATCAAATTTAGATGGTAAAGTAGAATCAGAATTTATAGCTCTTGCTGTTCCAGAAGTAGGAGTTGGTAAACTATCATTTTGAATCTGTAAGTAAGCTATATCTCCATCTATAGTACCATTAGTTGCATCAGCATCTAACATCATTACAGCAGCAGAACCAGAAACGTGACCATTCTTAAAGTCAATAGTTGTATGTTGACCTTGTAAGAATTCTACATCAGCATTAGCATTATCTATTTGAGCAGAAACGTTATCACCAATTACATATCCTAAATCACCAGTACCTGTTATCTTAACAATAGATTGAGTACCGTAAGCAGAACTCCAACTTGCGTTGTTTCCATTAGGGTCAGAACCATCATACTTAGCTTCATTATAAGCACCATATATAACACCATCAAAACCATTAGAACCTGACATTCTACCTCTAGAGTAAGAACCGTAGTTATATCCAGCTTCATTTGAACCAGTAGAAGTAGAATCACCATACATTGCAATGTTAAAAGAACCTTTTGCAGTTGTAGTTTGTAATCCTTTAATAGTAGCATGAGGAGCAGCAGTTGTTCCACTGTAACTTTCATTAGCTAATATTTTATTACTAGAAGTAATGTCTTTAAAGTTTACATCATCTCCAGTTGCTAAAGTTTGGTCATATATATCTACACTATTTCCACCACCATCTAAAGATAAAGTGTTACCACTAATAGATAAATTCTGAGCACCTAAATTAGAAGGTACATCAGTTAAATCATTATAAGAACCAGAGAAATGACTTAAATCAGATATCTGAGACTCAGTAATAGATAAAGCACTTTGATGAGCTGTTACATCTCCTTGAGTTACAGTATAGTCAGAAATATAATTATTTCCATTTGTTAACTGGTTATTGTTAGTTGGTATAGTTGGTAATCCACTTAAGCTAGAATAAGCACCATCAAATAAAGAAGGCTTGTTTAGTATTAAAGCATCACCACTAGTAGCATTCCAATCAGACTGTACGTTTTGTTCAGCATTACTTGGAGCTAAAGTTAAATCATTATTAAATCCACTAAGATTTAAATCAGATTGAGTTCCACCAATTTCATCAAAGTTAACACCAGTAATATAATTACTACCATTAGATAATTGATTGTTATTAGTAGGTATAGTTGGAGTACCAGTTAATTGACTGTACCCTATTGTTAAAGCAGCTTCATGTGCAGTTACTTCAGCTTCAGTAGGAGTATAATCTTTAATGTATCCCATTGCAGCTATATCAGCATCTTCTAATTGAGTATCATTATCAGGAAGGTTATCTATTAAGTCTTTTAAGACTTTACCTTGAGCAGCAGATAAACCTTCTGTAGTAGAAGTACTTGTTAAAGTATTGTTTACTGTAATACCATCTAAGAATGCAGACATATCAATAGTGAAAGTAGAAGCATCATCTCTTGTGAATGTTGCAACACCTGTAGAACTATTAATAGAACCAGAAGTTAATCTAGCTAAGTTACTATCATCTAAGTATAAAGATAAATCAATATCAGTATCATTTCCATTTTCATCAGTATAAGTAAGTGTGTTTGCAGATAATCCTAAACTTGTTACAGTTTCAGAAGGTACAGAACCAACTTGACTTGTTACGAAATCATAAATCTGGTCAGCAGTTGCTAATCCAGTACCACCGTCAGCGATAGCAGCAGTAACTACATCTACAGTTGGAGCAGTAGCAGTACCACCAATAGTTAATACATTTGTATTAGCTGAAGATAATGATTCTAAATCACCATTTACAGAATACCAAGAAGAACCATTGTTAACCATTAATTTGTTGGTTGAGGTATCATACCATAATCCACCAGCTCCGTTTGCTGGAGAAGTTCCAGCTGGGTGAATCTTTACATTTTGTAATTCATTCCCTTCTAAGGAAATATTACTTAAATATTTAATTGCCATTTGTTAATTGTTTTTAAATTATTATATATATATATTATGTTAATTCATGTATGCTTTGCCACTAAATGCAGCAGTAAATGTAATAGTTAAATTATTAGCATCTACATATTGAACATCTCCTACTACAACATTCTTGCTAGAATCTATAACTGATATAGATGGAAATTTAGCTAAGTTATGATTTACATACCATGTAGAAGAAGCAGATGATTGATTATGAGTATAATGTTTATCTCCACCACCATAAGTATTTACATCTATTAATGTATACTCATCTTCAGATAAATCATCAGCAACAAAAGTAAATTGTCCTGTAGAATCTACCTCTTCACCTTCAACTGACATCTTATCTCTAAATAACATTCTGTTAGTACTGTCTGTTACAGTTAAAAGGAATCTTTGACCATCTAAAAGAGTTATATCATTTATAGTATAAGTTATAGAAACGTTATTGCTTCCATAATCTAAACTATCAGCAACATAAGTAGTTGCATCTTCCTGACCTTCTCTTAATAGTGTGATAGTCAAATCGCTAGGTGCGTATGTAGTGTTTGTCCTTAGTATTGCCTTGAATACTTGTATGGATTCTGTATTAGTTATAATCATAGTATTATAACGCTAAATATGCGTTTTTGTTTTAGTTTGATATAGAGCAAAAAAAAGAGCTACCTCAGAAGAGATAGCCCTATTTTATTGTCTTAAATCTGTTAGTAGATATTAAGCACCTTCAGTTACAACGAAACCGTCAACAGCACCCATAAGTGCAGAGTCAATGTAGTTAGATAAGTTAACTTCTTTACCTTCAAAAGATAAATTGTAACCATTTAAGTCTCCCATTGCACCACCTGTAGAAGTTGATACAGATACTTCAACTCCATTCTTAGCACCAGCTAATCTAAAGTTTCCGTTATGGTCCTCGATAATTACGTGAGGTCTACCGTAACTTAGTAAAGTTAATTCTGCTTGAGTAGCAGCGTCTTGTACTTTAAGTACTAATGCTCCAGTTTGAGTAAAGAACGAAGTTCCATTATCTCTACTGTTTTCATTAGCTTCCTCAAAAGTATTATTGTCACCCTTTAATTCGTATTTGAATACGTCAGTTGCAGCATTTAAACCAGTCATTAATTCACCAGTAAAAGTTGCACCAGATAAAAGAGTTCCATCATAGTTTATGAAGTAAACAGCTTTCAAACCACCTACAGAGGTTTTACATGCTTCTTTACGTCCTAATGTGATATCACAGCTCATATTATTTATGTATTGTATAATATAACACCCCCTATATTAAAGAGGGTGCATATTAAAGATTAATTATTATTTAAGATTATGCGTAAAGTACTACCTCAGCTCCGATTGCGTATTGAACAGCAGCAGTAAATCTGATTACTATTCTTACGTTTTGAGAACCATCGATATCAGCCATATCAATAACTTTTACTTCATTCATATCAGACATAAGTCCAGTACCGAAGAATAAGTTTGATTTTTCAGCAGCTACCATTTTGTTAGCTGGCATACCGTTACATACCAAAAGTCTAGTTCCTTCAAAGTCCATTTGAGTTTGACCTACATGGTATAAATCTTTGTAACCTAAAGCAGCTTGAGCTCTTACGTAAGCTCTTGCAGTAGATTGAGAAATGTATATAGATAATTCATCATTACCATATAATTCAGCTGGTATAGCATCAATAACTTTACCTAACTCATCGATTACATTAGAAGCGTCAATTACTCCAGCAGCAACTGGTATAACGTCTCCGTCAGCAGCAAATAATTCTAATAATCCAGCGTACTCACCAGCGTTAGCGTCAGCACCATTCCAGATATTTTGTTCGTTCTTTGCAGCAACTTTAGCAACAACGTGTGCTAAAAGGTAATCTTGAAAAGACTTTGGTAAGTTATCATGAGCAGACATACCCATAGAGATAGCATCCCAATCAGAACGGAAATCTTTCTTACATAAAGCAAGGTTTACTTGAAATTCTTTAGGCTCGATAGTTCTTTCAGTAAGAGTTACAGAAGAAGTTGCATCGAAATCACAAGAACCATCAGCGATTAAATCACCAGTTTCTAATTTTCTTAATACTTGTTTAAATTTAATGTTTGGTTTAACTTCCATTCCACCTTTTTCGATAGTGTTAGAAGATAATAATGCAGCAGAGATAAAACTAGCAGCTTTTTCTCCAGCATAAGTAGTTGTAATACTTGTAGTAGTTGCCATAATTTAGCGTTTTTGTTTAATTGTTATTTATTATTAATTATTTCCGAATAGTTTATTCCACACTACATCTTTAGTGCTTGTACCTCTATTCATTGGTACGTTTAATGATAATGGAGCTTTAGATACTTCAGCTTCTGGAGATACAGCAATAACTGCTTCTTCAGCTTCTACAGCTTCTTTAACTTCAATTTCTTCAGCAGATAACTGTTGAGGAACATCTTTCTTTGGATTCATGTTATTTAACATATCAGCCAATGCAGATATCTCAGCACTTAACTTACCTAAATCTTCTTTAGATGCGTATTCTGGTTTAGCAGCTTCAACTTCTGGTGCTTCCTCTACAGGTGCTTCCTCAGCAAGTTCAACTTCTACCTCTTCAGATACTTCTTCAGATAATTCAACTTCAGCTTCAGCTTCAACTTCAGGAGCATCTTCTTCAGATACTTCTTCTTCGATAACTTCTTCTTCAGTTACTTCAATTTCTGATACTTCTTCGTTTAATTCTAAAGTTTCTACGTTGTCCTCTTGAGACACCTCAATAGCTGTATCTTGTACTGCTTCTTCTAGTAATACTTCTTCCTTAACTTCAGGAGTAACAGTTGATAACAAAACTTCTTTGAATTTTGCTATGATTTCTGTTGCTTTCATATTAATTAATTTTATAGTTAATATAACGTAAAAGGGGTAAAAGTGTTTGGTTTTCACCCCTATACATTATTAATTGTTTTTATATACTATTTGAGATTGTACTATCTCTCCTGTATAGTGTTTATATTCCATAACAATAACACCTTTCTCTATATTATTAAAGGCGAAGTTAGCACTCATTTGTCCGTATAAAGGTAGATACATAAATCTAGACTCAACAACTTTATGAGGGAAACTAGCAGTTTGTCCACCTATCGTAAATGAAGTTGGCTTTGTAGTTACTTCTAAGTTATCAGTATGTATATATCTTATGTTATGAGTACCTTTATTATAATTATGTATATACTGACCAGCAGCATCTCCATTACCAGTTCTAAAATCTAACCATACATTTTTCTCGTCAGAATTAAAACTAGAAGTAACTGAGTAATTATCATTAAGTTTATCTTGTGCATCTGCAACAGCATCAGCAAAAGTGTTATGAGTAATTAAACCACCAGTATCAGGTTCACCTATCCACTCAGTACCTTCTACTATTAATGAATCGTGAGTAGTATTTCCTGTTAAAACTATATTACTACTCCATCTATTAGTATAAGAGAATTCTAACCATCCTTCACGTCCTGTTCTCCATTCGTAATAATGAGTAACTATACCAGCAGTAACTTTACATATCATGTACTTATCGTTAGAATCTTTATGTATAAACCAATATCTATTAGCTCTACCATTAGTAGTACCATCAGCTAACTTAGTTCCATTAGCATCAGCATATATACTATCTCCTACAGATATACTTTCTTGGTCATTACCTAAATAAACAGTATCATCAAACCTATTAAGGAATCTATTAAGAGCACCATTATTATAAAATTCAGGTTCTAGAGTTCTAGCAACAACACCTTCATTAGTTAATCTATCTGCCATAAATTGTCTACTAGCTTTGTCAGCTATATCATGGTCATATCCATATCTATATCTAACATAACCATTCATACCATCAGCTAATCCATATTGATTATAAGAAGGTGAAGTACCTATAGCAGTAGGATGAACTGTAAGGAAATTATCCACACTTAATGGAGTATAATTCTCAGCAGTAGTAAATGTACCAAATTGAGTATGGTCTACAGTATATTCACTGAATATATTGCTTCCAATAACATTAAGAGTACCACCTAAAGAGTGAGCTTCACCATAACCATCATTATTTGAATCATACTTAGTATAACTAGTGTTATATTCAAAATCATTAGTTCCACCAGTATCAAATCCACCATTACCTGTATTACTATCAATAGTAGTACCTGTATTGTTATTTGTTATTTGAACTTCACCTGTAGTGCCTAATAAGTTACCAATACCTTGATTTATTAACCATCCTTTATTATTTTTTCTAGAGTACTTTCCGTTAGCACCCAGAGTAGCCCTTCTCCCATCCGTAGGAGAAGTTCTACTATAAGTTTTATGTCCCATATTAAATATTTATTATGTTAATCCAGCTATGTTCACAGTTTCAATATCATTAGATACCATACTGTTTAGTTGTAGCTTAGTATAGTTTTGGTTTGTTGGTTGAACAATATTTCTCATACCGTTAGCATAAGAATCATAAGTACCGTCTCCCATTAACCATATCTGAGTTGACGTAGCTTCATTTGTACCATTAGCTTGGAAAATGTACTGAGCGTACTGAGAATTAGAGTATCTGTACTCTACTCCTACCTTAAAGTTCTGTAACCACTTCTGAGGGTCAGTAATCATCTTCTCAATCTGATTCTCGCTAGGCATATTTCTATCTCCAACAAGAGTAGTTACGACCATACTTGCTACTTTACCGTGGAAGTTTCTATTACCTGAACGACCACCAATAGTTAAATAACCAGTAACTGCTCTATCCATTCTAACTCCAGTTGAACCTAATCCCCAGTTAGTCGTATTACTAAGGTTATGAGACAAAGTTCCAAAGTTACCATTGGTTTCCGTCATATAACGAATATCAAAAGCATTTGCTAAGTTAGTTGCAGTAGCATTACTTCCATTATATCTCTGTCCTTTATGAGCAATATAAATACCATGCCAGTAATTAGTAGCAGAGCCTATGTTAATTAAAGCACATTCATTAACACTAGAACCTCTACCCCATCCAAAGTAAAGAACACCTGAAGAAGATATTCTTAAATAAATGTTATCATCTATACTTCCAGCTCCTTCACCATAGTTCCAAATATGCTGATTACTATTGTTACCATCAGCTTTAAACACTATTGCAGTTGCCCAAGGTCTTGAGTAGGTGTTGTTAGACGTCTTGCTTGAATCTGTATTATGAGCTGGAACTGTTACTCCATTAGCACCCATACTAATAGGATTAGTACCAGAGAAGTTAGACACTTGTTTAGCATATTCACTACCACCACTAAAGTCTAAAGCCTTATTCCAATTAGTTAAATTAGTTACTGGTGGAACAGGTTCAGTATACTCATTAAAGTATTGTAAATCTATATCCATATCAGTACCACTAGTAGAAATAACTATATCTCTATTACTAGAAGTAACTCCTGTTAATCCACCTGTATATTTCCAGTTAGCATCAACTCCAGAGAAGTTATAAACATAAGTACTAATATTTAATCCTTGACTAGCAACTAATGAACCTATACTTATATCAGCACCATCATTAATTAATGCATAATCATACAATCCACTTGTCTGTCCACCGATACCTACATTATAGTGTATTACTCCATCAACTAATACTCTTAGTTTCCAGTTATTTGCAGCTCTTGTAGCATCATCACTATAAAATTGATAACCTAATAAATAATCTCCCATACTAACAGATGACCAATCAGCGTTTGATTTAGGAAACCCTATATATACAGCTTTAGCACCAGTACCACTAGCAATTTTAGGTAATACATAATTATCTAACCATTCTTTATCAAATGTAAATCTATTACCTACATTAACTACATTGTCTATAGATATTGCAGAACCATCATCCATAGTATCAGAATCAATTAATGCAGTACCACCTTCATCAGTTACTCCAGTTATAGGAGTTACTATAGGAGCTGTTAAATTAGTAATATTAATAGTTAAAGTTCCTTGACTAGTTCCATAAGAATTAGTTCTATATATAGTTACAGTAGTAGTATCACTAGGATTAGCTACGTTATCTCCAGTTACTTCAGGAGCATTACCTCTAACAGTAGTATTATCTACAATACTCCAGTTTGGAGCACCACCTATAGTAGTTACATAACCTACATCTACAGGACTTACTTGATAGTTAACAAGACTTAATTCATCTACAGTAATTGTAGTGTCTGGATAAGCAGCTGGAACTAAGTCAGCATTAGTTAAAGTAGTTATTTCAGTCCAATTAATAGCGTTACCTTCAAAAGTTTGTGCATTTGTAGGCATAACAGAAGCTGTCATTGTACTATTAGTATCAGGCATATACCAGTTAGTATTAGTAGGGTCATCTGCATATACGTGAGAATGACTTGTTCCTGAACCACCTTCTATTGAATCGTAATAGTTAGCTTCTTCTTCTGTTGCAAATAAAGGGTAATTGAATACACCGTCAGGGCTTTCTACATATCTAAAATACATTGTAGGAGCTACTTCTTCTAATAAGTGTACTTTTGGTAAACTAAATACTCTAGCACCTGTATGATTAGTTTTTATACCTAATCTAAATTCAGAACCCTGTACTATAGGGTAAGAAGTTCTAGCATGAGGAATCCAATCAGTTCCATTTCTTAATGTATCTATTGTTATGTATGAATTAGAATCAATACCTACTCTTACTTTTATAGGGTTACCATTTAACCAATCAGCTTGTTCGTCTGTACCGTTAAAGTTAGACCATCCAGCTCTCATTGAATATCCAGTATTAGAACCATAGTTAGTCCAAGAACCATTTGGTGTTGGATGAAACCAGTGACTAAATTGGAATCCGTAATGAGCACTATTATCTATACCGAATCTAGTTGGGTCAGCATAACTTGCATTACCACTATATTTATTATTATCATAACTAGATTGTGAATGTACAAGTCCAAAACCAATAGTACCTTCTACTCTAATATCAAATGTAAAGTATTCACCAGCTTGATTGATAGTTTCATTACTTAATAATCCGTTCTGAGAATTAGAACTAGTAGAACCATAGATATCATTACCTATTGGGTCTAATCCATATCCTATATATTGAACAGAAGTATCTTCACCATCTACATCAGCCACCATAGTTGAGTATGGGTCTGATACTACTACAGATTCAAAAGCACCTACAGTAAATAATTCGTTTAAGTAATTAATAACGTCATTCAGTCCACCAGAAATAGGATTACCGTCATTACCACATGCTCTTGTGTGGTCTAATCCTGTAAAGTGAATTACATCTCCTAATTCAGATTTAATAGTTATTAATCCATCTCCAGTATCTATTGCTTTAATTGTATTAACACCATAACTAAAACCATTATCTAGCATAATAGAAGTTGAGGTATCATCTAATTTAAAACATACGTCTCTGTCTGTTAGACTAGTACCTGTACCACTTAATCCAATTACATTAGCGTTAGCTGTTATGTAATCAGCAGCTTCTTGTGGATTGTTAAATGAATTACCATCAGCTTTTGTGAATTCTGTATATGGTATTCTAAAAAACTCATATTGAGTTTCTCCTGTCTGAGAGGTAATCACATCGTTTACTACATTGATAGAATTAGTTTCAATACTATCTACCTCAGCACTCAAACAAGCATTCCAATATGTTGGATTACTTGAACCGTAAAAGTTAATGCAGTTACCTTGTTCGTTTCTTACTATTCTTATTGCCATTTTTTTATTATCTTAAAATTGTTACTAATAAACCTAAGGGTTGTATAATTATTGGGTTGTCTGATTTGATTGCTGGTAACGTTAAAGCATTTATATCTTCATTACTAGTTATCCAAGCTGATATCTCTACTCTATTTAAATAAGTATTCCCTACAGTACCAGTACCATAAAATACAGGATTAGTAGTTAAAGGGAATGTAAAAGTTATATCATCATTATCATTTCTATTAGAATACCATAAGGCTGGTTCTATAGTTGTATTTGCTATTTGAGGAATAACATTAAAGTCAAATCTAACTCTAAGTTGGTCACCAAATACACAATCATTTAATTTTATTCTACCAGTAGAACCTTCAAATCCAGTTCCACTAGATGATGGATATTTTGTATCATAATTAAAATTAT